CAAAAAGAGAATACACACTTCAAGATGTCATTGATAAACGTTTGGAAATAATGAAACAATTGGAAAGGGATGGGAAAAGGTTTGTATCAGAAAATACTCCAAGATTTATTACAGCAAAAAAAATTGAGGATGATGAGAGAAATGGTTTGTATGAAAAGTTATTGAAAAAACATTCTTAACTGGACACTTTTGGCAACATTACTTAATAGATATGAATGCCAAAACTGTCCGCTTATTTTTTCTTGGGTTCAAATGCTTCCAATGGTGGAGGCAAAATTTTGGGTTTTATAATCTTATAAATGATTGAACTATTGTTTTCAATGGGGGCTGGAAGACCATTAGGCAATGTAATATTTGTATCAAATTCTGTGAGTATGTATTCTTTGTCTGCCACATAAGTCCAAGTTGTCGGCTCACCAAAAAAGAAATCACCTGTGGAATAGTTTCGTGACACGTATGCCATTGCTGGGATTTTTTGTTGTCCATTCGCACCACCATAAAATTGTGTATTTTGGACAATGTTTGAATATACTATCAGATATGAATAATCTAATTTACTGGGCAAATTTAATGCTACTAAACTGTCGCTTTCAGCATTGATGAAAATGCTGTCATTTGGAGCATTACCACCAAGATTTTCCATTTGATATTGACGAGCATTCGTTGCCATACTCAACTGGTCTGCTCCTGAAATATATGCGTTTGTTGTCAGCGGATATACCATTGTATTGTATTTATCAACAAAAGTTTGGCTTGTTCCAAGATAAGCATTATAAGAGCCACGATTAAAATTAGATTGTGATTTTCCCACATATGGAATTAATTGCTCAATTTCAAAACCTAATTTGGCAAATAAAGTATTTGAATAATTTATTGGTTTGCGTGGGTCAATTGGCGATGAAAACCTATCACCTTTTTTTGAGTATAAAAATATACTTTGAATACTTATTCCTGACTGGGCTGATATAATTGGATTATTTACGACTGATTGGACAATGCCTGTGTATTCTAATTTTTCTCCTGTTTCGCCATTCGTGCCACAAATGGCACTTTCAGTTGTTAAGGCACACATACTCTCTGTGGATGCTTGAGTGTTTGGCTGTGATAAAATCTTCTGAAATATGCCATTACCTGCTCTCACTGAAGTGTGTAATCCTGAAATTGTAAATCTACCATAGTTGTCATCAAATTTAACTGTGGGATTATCTGCTCCAATCATACAGTATGGCATATACTGATATGTGCGTGTATTTTTTTCAACATCACCTTCTGGATAAGCACGAACCGCTGGAGTTTGACTTGTATCAAACACAAATGATGTTTTTTGCGTCGTAACAACTTTAGCCAATAGATTATCATAACACGATGGCGAACGTCCAAAAAATTCACCTTCCATAGGTGCCGGTATTCTATCATCCACTGTAATTATATCTTGCGTCACAAAAGCACAAAATGGAACATCTCTCATTGCTGGAGATGGCAGACTTGCCTCTTTATAAAAGACTGGAATGATTGCTATATTCAATGTTTTTGATATTGCTTGAGGATAGTATTCACCTTTTGAATTTGTTAGTTGAAAATTAGACTGTGATGGAAAACTAAAATTAACTGAATTTGGTTTTGTTTGGTCAAAATATGTGTCATACCTACTCCAAAAATTCATATGGTTTCGTGAATTCCAAGATGCCTGACCAAATTCACGTATTAAGCATTTGAAATCCAAACCTTGAATAGTCTGGTATGATGCTAATGATGGGTTGCCATTATATAAATAACGATTAGTATTTGGTAAATTTATTTTTGTCCCCACTGCTCCGCAACTAATGCCATCATCTGCTCTGCCATAATATAATTGTTGGAAAAATTGTTTTGATAAGTCTGGTGTCAATGGTGTTGCGTTTTTGCTGACATCATTATGATTGATTGGGATTTCATTGTCGTGCCACGCAATTGATAAGTTAGATACATTATTTTCATTATAAACAATGTTCGTTACAATCAATGTATTCAAATCTGGGACTTTTAAAAAATCTATGGATGGAATTGTTGCCGTTCCTTTAAATCTTGAAGTTGCTCCTGTTGGCAATGAATTATTACTGAATGTAAAATTTGTTGTTACACCTTGATAATCTAACTGGTCAAGCATAACCGCATTCAATCCCCAATTTCCAACATCTGCCGCATCTATACTAATGCTGCCTGTATAAAAACCTGTTGTTTCAAAATTAGCCTCTGTCAATGTGTCTGCCGAACGTGCTCCAACTCTTGGTGCGACCCAGCCATAAGTATTACGATATTCATTTGGATTGCCACACAATAAATTGCGATGAAATAAATCTCTACCTTCCTCCTCTGAATAATTTTGACCTTCATCTGCTGCTGGAACTTCTCCAGCAATACTTGCTGACCAATTACCCTCTTGTCGTGCTCTGAAAACATCGCCTGTTGATGTGGGCACAGTTTGATATGATTTATCGGTTATTCCAGCGGATGGAACTGAAACGAATGTGCCGCTGCCATCTGTTCCTCTCAATTCAATTATTCTTGCTGGGACTTCATTTTCATCCCATTTTATGGGGTCGCCTTCACGTTGATGTAATTGAGCCGTTAATGTTTCACCAATATTTGCTGGGGTATTGAAACCAGTTGCCACCTAAAGGTCAATGTCTGTTGTGTTGAAATTCCACTCTCCTCTGTCTGGTGAATTAATAACATTACCATAACCGATAAAATCATCTGTGCCCAGATACATTCGTGTTGGGTCAGCGTCATCTAATGGTGCCGGTGGTCGTGTAAAAACTCCGCCTCCTACCACTTCAGCAAATGTGGTTGATGTATCTTCATACATACCTTCAATGCCACGATATGGGAAAGCATCTTTGAAATTATTAAATCCATTGAATGATATATAACCATAATTACCAGCCTGTGAATTTTGGTCTTGCGTTGATGTAGAAAAAAGAGGCAAATTACAATTGAATTGCTGACGATTGGTAATGTATTTATTTACTCTCAATGTTACTTTATTATCAATAACATCAGTCGCATCCTGAACTCCAGACGCCCCTGTAAATTCTATAGTCTCCTCTGGACTGCCACGTGTATTTACCATTACAGCCTCCACTTGTATTTGGTCTCCAACATTTATTTGGACACCATTTTCCAGACGTGTTTGCCATTTATTATTTGGTAAATCTACATTAGCGTTTTTTTCATCAACAAATGCCAATGTCTTTTTTTCCTGTTTATAGGCAATTTGTCTATTACTTTCAATGATGATAGTTTCACTCATTCTCTTTTATATAGTAAATATAAAATAAATCTTTTTAAAATCAAAACTTTAATTAAAAAGATTAACCGAAATAATTTGAAAATGGGTTTTCATCCACTGCTTGTAAAATGCTTGGCACTGGCTCTGGCTTTTTGGACACTTTTGGCTTCGCCTCTTTTTTTACTGGTTGCTTTTTTTCCATCACATCATTCTGATTATTTTCTAATTTTTTCTGTGCGTGGGCATCTCGCATTTTTAAATACATTTCCATATTGCCCATAAAATTTACGAAACTTTGTTGTTGCGTTAATGCTTCCTGTTCTTTCTTTTCTCTCTGCTTCTCTTTATGAGATGGGACAAAATCTTTTGGTGTTGTTTCTTCAACCTCTGTTTTTATGTTATTTTCTTGGACTTCCATTGTTTGTTTTTTATACTTTTTTTTAGCCTCTCTCTCTAATGCTTTCTCCTCTGCTGTCTTCTTTGGTTTAGGTTTATAATATTTAGGCTTATGTTGCTCTTTCACTTCAGATACAACTTTATCAACGGCTGCTTTTTTCGCTGCCGCTTTTGCCTTGCGTTTTTCCAATGCCATCCCTCGTATCTTTTCAAGATGTGCCTTTTGCTTTTCGCTTAATTCCCTTTTTTTCTTTACCTCCTTTTTAACAAATGGTTGTCGTTTTTCTTCTTCAATTTTTAATGCTTCCATATGCTCTTCTGGTGAAATTATCTCTTGAGGTTCTGGCTCTGCTTCAGTTTCATCATCTTCCATTATCTCTTCAATGTCTTCAACAATGTCAAGTTTAGGTAAATCTAAATCCATTATATATATTGTTATAGATTTTTATTTTTTCTATATTAATTTAATTATAGAAATTTATTGTTTATGTTGAGAGAAAAAAATGGGAATAAATCTGGACAGTTTTGGCAATATTATCTATAAAGAATGAATGCCAAAAGTGTCCAGTTTCGTATGTGAGTTCCCAATCCATATGTTGCCAATTTTGTCCTCATTCCTCCTTATCAATACCCTTTATCCAGCCATCGCCTTCCGTATCGGTATTATTTTCATAAATGAGCGTGTTGAATGTTGAGTATGCCTTTGATGGGTTGCTTTGAAGGTCAAGGTATAAAAACCCATATTTTTTCTTTGATGCCTCCTTGTAAAGTTTTAAGAAATTTTGTTGTCCTCCGTAACGGTCGCCAAACTCTTCAGACATCTTTAAAATTTCCTTTTCATTAGGATTTGGTGAGCCAATAATGGCGAATGTTGCGTTTTGCCTGATTGTTGTTTCAAGACCTCTGAAAAGTTGCGAAGCAAATAATAACAAACCAATATTATAATGCCGTGCTCGTGTAGCCAAATAATTGATTTTACTTGATTTCTTAATGCCGAGAAAGTCATCTAATATGACAGCAATGAATGGCTTTTCGCCACGTGGGAAACTATCTTGATAATCTATGATGTTCTGAATAATTTCATCAATGCGTCCTAAATCGTCAAATATGGTCTCTGGGAACTCTTCCTTCAAAAATCGTGAGGTTCTATCATTATTAATAGTATTTGAAATAATATATACCATATCAAAACAGTCTTTATAAAAGTTCTCGTTTAAAAGTAAGTTTGAAATAATTGTGGATTTACCTGTTTTAACTGGTGAAATAAGTATTCCAACTTGACCATTCGCAATGTTCGGTAAATGGGGATGGAGAGCTCTTGGCAATTTTTGTTCAGTGCCATCTTCTTTTACTGGTAAAATGTCCAAATCAAAATCTGTGTTCATCTATAATTAATATAGAAAAAAACTTTGTCTATATTATTTAATTAGTTTAAATTTAAATTTTCTGATTGGCGTTCTCTGTATCTTTTCATTGCCCTTGCTTGTGCGATTTTCCCTTTTTCGCTTTGGCGGTATTTTCTGGCAGTCTCCTTTCTACTTTCAATTGATTGAAAAACGTGACGCTCGTTAATACATTCATTGTCAATGATATATTGATTTTCAACTTGTAAATAATCATCACCTTCGTAAAGTTTGATACATTTAATTCTTTCAATTCCAACATCAATACATTTTTTATATAGTAATTGGTTTCTTTTATTTCTTAAATTCCAATTATGTCTTGCCTGTCTTTTAGATAAGTATTTTTGTTTTGTTGAACCGTAATACACTTCATCAGCAACTTGTATCATATATACTTGTCCCATTAATAGTATCTTATATCTCTATCTCTTTATATTATTTTTTTAATTTTAACTTAAATTTTTTTACGTAGTCTGCTATACTGGCTTTGATAGTTGGCAAATTCCAAAGTACATATTTCGCAAGTGTTCCTGCTGTCATTGCCTTCGTCCAATCTTCACGCTTACTATGCCGTGCGTAATATAAACTCTTTCTCTCGTTGGCAATCTTTTTACCGTCTTCTTTGTAATAAATCGTATAGTCTTTATTTGGAGCACTGCCAAAATGTATTGTTTTTATTTTCTTACCATCCTTATAAAATATAGCCATTAGTTTCTTTTCTGGCTTGGTTGATTTTTTGATTTGAACTTCCATATAATTAAGTATTAGAAAAAAAAATATTATATTATAATATTATACAATGTCTAATATTACAATAGCATCATTGGCATCATCAACTGAAATGGATACATCATTATCCGCAAATGCTTATACGGCATCTGAAATCACATTGATTTTAGGTGGTATAGGTGGTATGATTGCCAGTTTGATTTATGCTCTGAAAAATGTTAAGCATTTGAAATCTGGATGCTGTGAATGCGACCAAAAAGTAGCCACTCCTCCGCAAACGCCAATGCCAAAACCAGCCCCAGTATCTCAAGTTTAAGGACTGATAGGCTTATGATTATACCAATGAACCTTACCAGTGCCATTGCGTGTATTGCGTCTTAAATTTAATACTTGGTTTTCATCTGTGGTTTCACGAACTGTATTGTCATCAATTACAATACATACTGGCATTCTAACATTTTCTTTGAAATCATCTTTCATTTTCTGATTGTCTCCAAATGCCAGTTTCAAACATTCACGGTCACAATTTTTGGCACAACAATGAGATGACCTCATTTCAAAACGATTTTTGTTATTGTATCCAGAACCGTGAAAATGTTCAACAGTTTTTGCTGACTTATATGGTTGTCCATTTGATTTAATAGGAGTTGAAAAGGGTGTCGTAGAATATTTGGCATATCCTCCTACTCTTTGATGGAATGGGCACGTGTAATACATATGAACTCCTTTAATTCGGTTACAATGAACGAATGATATATCTGAATATCTTGTATCATAATGTTCCATTAGTTCTTTTTTTTGTTCTTCGGTGGCATCAAAGTAAAAAGGCATTATATGTATATATATATAATTATATAAGAATATTCTTTAATATATTTTTTTAACTAAATATATTAAATTGTTAATTTGGGACGCCATTAGGCATTGCTTCTACTTTTTTATATACTGGAATGGGTGGTGATAATTTAATGATTTCAATATTCCTATACTTTCTTTTCTTATTTGTTCCATCTGAATTTATCAAGTGATAAACAGAGCAACGCTTCATATTATATAATTCTTGTATTTCACCTTGAGTTTTAAAAAATCGCTCTTCCTGTATTTGGGTTTTATCATCATCTACATATTTTTTGAGATGGTAATGATAGTTAGTTGAATTGGTTGAACCTTGAACTCGTGGCATAATGCTTATTATATAATATAATGAGATAATCTTTAAGTCAAAAAAACGAATTTATTAATAAAATGCTAAAACTATCGCTTAAGTTTAAAATAAATTGATATGGTTGATTTTTTCCTTAATTAGGCGGAAACGCTGACAAGACCATTTCGGAGAACGAATGCTCTCTCAACGGTTGAGAAATAAGTTGAAACTCGTGCGTCATTGTTCTGTGCCGTTCGGTAAATAGTTCGGAGATGCTCAACTGGTTTCTGTCCCACCTTCAAACCAGTGTTTGGAATGTTAAGTGGTGATGTGCTCAAATCCACACCAGTAAAGTTCATTTGACCTTGAACGACACGCTGTGAAACACCTTCAAAGGTGGATGCGGAGACAACATTGTTATTGACTGGATGATTTGCCTGTTGTTTATTCGTAAGAGCATCAGTAGAATATTCAGCAAGAAGACAATTTATTGGAGTGCCAAAACAGTGTGAAAGTTGGTTTGCTTTTCGTGCTTGGAGACGGACTTCACGTGAATAAACAGTTTCATCATTTACACGCCAATTGTAACTATCAGACACGTTGAATGATGCGGAGTTGTATTGTCCTAAAAGTGCGTTTGCTGCCGCTGGTCTATCGTGTAAAAGTATCTGTCTTACGTTTCGTCCTGAAAGTCCCAAATCACGTGTGATGTGTTGCGTGGTCACTTGTGTGCCTGTAGGTGCTGGGGCAATCGCTGGAACATTGGTATTAGTAACAATCATATCTTCGTATGGCATCACAAGTCCTTCATCAGAATTTACAACCTTTGCCGTCGCTGCCATTCTACCGTCTTCATAAGTAAGATAATCGGCAAGAAATTTAACATTATCTAAACCAATTTTAGCCCCTGTGCCATTGGCATATCCCTCTTGGAATGAAAGCATTTTGCCAACATTGGCTGCTCCATTTGCTTGAGTGTTCCAAGTCAATTCAATTGAAACTGGTTCATTCATCAAATACAATGGGAGTTGAACATTTCGCATCATTGGGAACAATTCAGAGAGACGGATTGAGAAAACTGGGCATTCAGTTTCGGACACAGTAATTTGAACAGATGGGTCAATCGTGGCTGCTGTCTGTGCTGCGTCATAGATGACATCCTTCATCTGGTAAAATCCAGTCCCAGCATTATCTGGTTCAAAGCAATCGTGAGTGCCATTCTTAACAAAGTCTTTTTGAGATTTCTCCTCATTCGTCTTAAATGCTCGTCGGATAGTCTGGTGAGTGCCATACATATCAGATGTAGCAAGAACTTTTGTGCCAACACGAAGGAGAGCCTTTTTCACCAATGCGTGGCATCCTGTCTTAATTGGAAGGAAACATTTTTTATCGCCATTTGCGTCGGTTGGATGAACAGACATAGTAATAACAGAGCCAACATCAAGAATGCCTTTTCTCTCTAAAACAAATCGGCAGATACTCTGATTAATAACAATGGGGTCTAATTGAGATGTTTCAATATTCATTGTTTCAATTGCGTTAAGTGGTTTAACGTTAAGGACATCTGGTAATTGTGATTTACTCATCTTTATAATTAATAAAGATATTTTTTTTTTAATAATTAATTTAAATTAAACTAAATTATTAAATCTGGACAGTTTTGGCAACATTACTTAATAGATTTGATTGCCAAAAGTGTCCTCTCACTCAACCAACTAATATTGCCAAATTTGTCCATTTACGACATCACGCTAATACCCTGTGGCGAATACATAAGTTGATTTTGAGCCAATACATAAGTAAATACAGAATTTGGTGAAGAGCCATTCAAATCAGAAACAATTCGGACACCATAGTTAGTATTCTTGAAATCAACACCAACTCGGTATGGGTCTTCAGCAACACCGATGCCAAAGACATCCTTTGCTTCAGCCTGTGTGAATTTGCTCGTGTCATCGCCATCAAGAGGATTGACAGCCGTTGGCAAACCATTTTGCGTGTTCAAAGACATAAGACTATGGTTCATAGACTGGTATGATTTAATAGAGTTGATAAAGTTGGTTTCCAGTTCGCTCAATGGTCGGTCTTGCGTGGCTGGAGTTGAAACATCAATTTCATTCTCAATTGGGAAATTGACACCGCCTTTTAAAAAGGAAACACGCTGAATTTCAGCATCACTATCATATACACCTGCTGTGGCATTCTGTAATTTAGGAGTAGCAAAACCATCCTGTGCGTAGTTATTCAAGTGCGTAGTTGGTAAGAAGTTATGGAATACAGAAAGAGTTTTTGCTGTTCCCAGATTGTAGTTTTGAGTAGCATCGGATGAATTGACGACCGAATAAAGGTGGCTAATAGCATTGTAATTGAGAGCCCCAGTGGCTGGAGTGCTCATCTGTTGGCTTCCCATTTCATCAGGGACAAGCAAATTGTATGACAATGAAACATCTCTTAATTGGTAGAAAGAGCCAGTTCCAGCCCCTGCGTCATTTTGCGATGTGCCAGTATTATCAACCCAACCGCCTAAAACCTGTGCGTCTGGGCTCAATTGGAGTTGGACTATCATACCACGAATGCCATTAGTGCCGATTGGGATTTCAGAAGCACCAGAAAGCAGACCAGTTCGCAATGGAATTGAGAATGAAACATCATTATTGACCAAGAAAGAGCCATTCATAGAACGTGAAGCGGTAAGGCTTTCAACTTGAACATTAGTGTCTAAATCATCCTGTGAGTGAGTTACAGATTGAGCGGATGCTAAATATCTGCCATAGGAGCGGACAACCTCTAAAGTTTGGTTAGTCATTGAAGACAATGTAATCTGGTCAATTGCGGATGCTACACCAACACGATTTGAGAGAGCAATATTCACAGCAGCACCACTACCTTTATTATCGGCATTATCTGGCAATGCTGGAGCGGCTTCTGTTGATGTAGATTGATTAACACGCAACACACCATTCAATCGCATAGAAGAGCCAACAAGTAATTTTGGCTGGTTTGGGATAAGGAATTGGACAATTGGAAATCCTTCCTTAAAACTGTAAGCATTGTTTGCTGGAGGGTTCAAAGGTAAGATTTCAACTTTCTCAACATTTACAATATTCATCTTTATAATTAATAAAGATATTTTTTTTTTAATAATTAATTTAAATT